ATAAAGATTGTTCTGCTGTTAAAATTTCATTGATATTTGAATATTGTTTTAACATCTATATTGTTTGCTTTCCATATCCTGTTCCAGGATCATCAATTACTAATACTTCCCAATATGATACATCTCTATTATAAAATAACCCATAAAAAGTACTTGCTAATCCTGTATTTGGATCTACAGCCCGGCCTCCTGCAGTAACAGTATATTTATCTAATGCGCCAGCATCATTTTTTATATCTATAATATAATCTAATTGTAATTCTCCATATGGATTATTAAGTGTTAATGGATTTCCTAGTACTCCAATTGAATCTGTTGGAGCATAAAAATTTCTCCACAATGTTGGCATTGTTCTATTTAATTTTAATTCTGCTACACCTTCGAAACCATCGCTATATGCTCTATAAAGTACAGGATCATTATTTACATTTTTAGTTATTGCTTGTACCAATCCATAAGAAGGACGTGTTACTTGTAGTCGTATTCTAAATTTAATAGTTTGATTGTTTTCTCGAAGTCGATCTATCATTTCTTGAGTTAGTGTAAATGTTCCAGGTTCTAATTGATCTCCATTTCCTATTATTTTTTGTTCAAATGGAATTTTAGCTAACCCATTGGGATATAACGGAACATCTATATTCTCACCTACACCTACACCATTAGCCCTAGATGTCCAACTTTTTACTGCTGCATTGGTCTCTCCACCAAACCACCAATTATTTTTCTGGGTACCATTATACTGTGTTTCGTTTGAAAAAACAACTCCTGTTCCTTGATATGTGTTTAATGGACGAAGAGAAAAAGGTTGTCCTTGATCATTTTCTGTATATGGTACTACATATCTTGCAGTTATTCCATCTGCAGTATTTAAATTGAAATTAATATCATCTATTGTAGCTTCTGGAATATCTGGAGCTTTAATTGAAGCTGGAAATTTAAAATAATTAAATTGAGTGTCAACTGCATTTATAAACGATGTATTTGTAAAATTTTCTATAGCTGGTTCTATTATTAAGTTTTGATTGCTACTTGCAGATATTTGTAATTTCATATTACCAGCTGAATCTCTATCGATAACATATTGATTATTTGATTTAAATGTTAATCCATTATCAATATACTCTTGTTGTACTGAATATGGTACATTTGGAGTTGGAGGCAAAGGTGATCCCGCCGGCGTTACATTAGATGTAGGTGTAACTAATTGTCCAGCTGGTGTTTGAACAACAGGACCTGTAGCAGATAATGTTGTATTATAAGATCCAGAACCAGTATTAGAACCAGCTCCCGGTATTGGTGTTAATAAAACTTCTGATCCATCTGCATGATTAGTTGCATCTCCTGCATAAGCTTGTCCGTCTGAATGTATATGATATGGACCTATAAATCTTGTTCCATTTAAAATAAATTGAGTTCCATTTGTTTGTAAAACAGTGATATTACCAGTAGTATTAACTGCTCCTGTAGTTGAAGTGGTATTAGATCCTGTAGATGATGTTATTGTATTTGCAGGATTAGATCCAGTATTTGATGTTATATTAGTCGCAGTATTACCAGTATTGCCAGTATTTCCAACATTATTTGAAACATTACCTCCACCCGATCCGCCAGTACCTCCTGTAGCTCCACCAGGAACAAACCCAGATCCATTTCCGCCAGGAACATATCCACTTCCTTGTGATTGTTTAGGATAACGCTTTAATATTGAAATTAACATATTTATCTAACTACTTTAAAGAAGAAATCGTCTTCTATAAATTCCTCAATAAAGCCATCTACAACTTTAAATTCTAAACGATAATATCTTTCTGGCATTAAACCAGTCATATCTACATAAATAAAGTTGCTTGTGCTATCACAACTGACTTTAGTATAAATATTATCATAAGGAATTATTGTTTCTTCTGTAGCGGCATCCTTTATTGAGTATAAAGTATTGTTAGGTAAATATTTTACTGTTGTTAAAGGAAATTTATTTGTTGGTGATTTTCTTGGATATTTATCACGAGCATAAATTCTTATTTTATTTACACTTGTATCCTTGTATTCTTTTTTCAAATCGGTATATACTGTATATGAATTTATATCAAATTCTGATAATGATCCTGTGTCGAAACTTGATTTATCAAAATACATTGTAAGCTTAGGAACATATATAGTATGTGTTTCTCTACTAAAAAATCTTACATATCCGTTAACATTTACACTTTGTTCATCTTCATCAGAAAATTTCAAGATAAATCCATTATTAGGAACTATTTTTCCTCCTGAACCACCTATCCATGTTTGAACTGCTCCAGTAACATCCATATTAATATCTGTTGGTCTATAACTAAAATCTTCTGTGATATCTAAACCAGGTTGTGTAAAGAATGATTGAGAATAAAAACTTGCACTATATATACCAGAACCTGATTGATATAACCAACTACCGCCTTTACCAGAACCGGTAATATATAAACTACTTCCTGATAAATTTACAGATCCTGACGTCCATAAAGATCCTGATTTTGGAAAATTCCATGTTACTCCATCTGATACGACTACATTTGTATTTTGAAATCCAGTACCATTATCCCATGAATCCCCAACTAAGTTTGCATTGATAGTGTAATTAGCAGGTAAATTTTTTGCATGAGTTGTATATAATTGTAACATGAATTTACAATCATCAATATCAACATTATATTTAGTTAATGCAGCTGATACATCTGACATATCAAATTTAACAACCGATCTTGATTTTAAATAGTTACTACCTGATATAGATAAACGCTTACCTACTTCTAATATTTCATCAATACCAGTATTATAGTTTGGTAATGATTCATATAATGTTGCGTCTGATGATGGATATATTATTTTAAACATGTTTTAATTTCTTTTAACCGGTTGGATTCGAAGTTATTGTAATATCGCCTAAATCATAAGCATATATACGTATTGGTCCTGGATACTCATTTGGATCTGTTCCATCATATGCTTCTGTCCATTGTTTCCCAGCTCGAATTGTACAAGATGAAAAATCAGCTAATCCCATAAAATAATATGAATATGATGTTCCAGGTGTTAAACCAGTTTTTATAAACGTTGCTCTATAATCTGTTGGTGCAGCATCTTCATCTGATCTAATTAAAAACCATCCTACATCTGGCTGTGTCGTACCTGTTTTTGAACTATGTAATCCAATTAATGGTTTATCAGTGCTGGTTGTTATAATCATATTAAATTGCATTTCAATTCTAACATTTCCGCTTCTAGGTGCTACAAATGTTATTTTTGCAAATCGATTTGTTGCATCACTATTTAAATTAATAGCACTAAAAGTAGTACCACTACTAGGTAAATCAAATGTAACTGGTTCTCCGCTAGATATTGAAATTTCTGTTAACGCTAATAATTTATTATTTGCATCTAATCCATATAAATCACCACTACCAGATATAGCTCCTGACGCTGTTATAGCAGCTATATTACTAACATTTCCTACAGAATCAACTTTAATATTATCAGCATCTATTACTATAGGACTAGATCCTGTTAAATAACTAAATGAACCAGTTAATGCTTCTATAGTAGCCGTTGTTTTAATATCATATGATGAACTAACATAGTTTCCAAATCGTATAGGATGATGTGTAGATCCTAATTGTGTTTCATCTGATGTATTTCTTGATACTAATGGACGAGCTCCAGTACCACTTACATTCTCACCTCCGATATTTTTATTATTAGCTAAATATATATTTCCATTAAAAGTATTATTTCCGGTAAAACTTGATGATATAGCTCCTGACGCTGTTATATTAGTAGTAACTTCTAAATTATTTACTAATAATGTGTTTCTATCTACACTATAGGTTACCCCTGTTGCTCCACCAAAAGCCCCAGCATCATTAAATTGGATTTGCGTATCTGATCCACCTGGTGTACCACCAGCATTTAATGCATGAGAAGCAGTTAATGCAAATGATGATGATAAATTATTGAGAATTCCTTCTGTTACTGAAACAGAACCTGTAACACGTAAACTTCCAGAAATACTAATATTATATGCATCCGCATTAGGAGATGCCAATGCATCCACACTTTGACTTACGTGCCAAGCTTGTATAGTTGACGATGTTGATATTCCGGTTTTTGATAATTTCTTTGCCATGACTTTTTAAATAAATATTTTAATTAGTAATTTACTACCTTTCCTTTGATATCTTGATTTGGAAATTTAATTTCAAATATAGAAGGATCCAAACTAGGATAAACAATTCCGTTTCTTGTAGCTGTTTCTAAATCATATACATTACCAGAATAATTTAAGTCAGTATCATATAAATTTTTAAATGTTACGCCAACCACACTTTGAACTCCTTTTACATTTCCTATAACATTTAATACTTCTGTTTTAATAATAGGTTGATTAATTTGCCATTTATCTACATCAAAATACGTTCTTAATTCATTGATAACATTTAATAAAACTTCATTTGAATTAAAATTGTTTAATATCGTAATTTCAAAATCTAAACCTATATTAATAATAAATGCATCTTTGATATTAACTGCATCTGTTAGCATTCGGTAATAACTTAAATAAGTTTTTAAATTTTCTTTAACTGCTGAATTCAATTCTGTTAATTGTTTAGATGAATTATATCCTAATACATATAAATTCATTGCTAATGGATTTGCTATTCTTGATTCTACTAGATCTTGTTGAATTATTTGATCATCTGGAACGATATATGCCTTAGCAACAGAACCAAATTTTGCTGGCATTGAATATGCTCTAACTATATAGTCATCTCTTGTAACTAAACGATTTTGTGTCGCAAAATTAGATATTGCATTATTTTTTATATCTTCTAATGAATCAGCAGTCTTTGCTCCATTTGCTGGATTTGGATTATTCACAGCAACACTTGATTTAACAAAATTTAATAATGAAGCATTAATAGTAGAATTTGGATCATCATCATAATTTATAAATTGTATATCTTTTAATACATCTGCTTCTACATTATCTGCAATACCTGTTCCAACTGTATATGTAACTGTTAACGTAGTATTAGATGGTGCTTGTCCATATGCTCTTGTATATAAAAAATTAGATGGATCTATATCAACATCTACTGGTCTTCTAAATCCTGCTAAACCATTTCCTACATTATCTGGATTTGGAATAATTTCTTCATCATTGTTATCACTAACACCTGCACCAAATTGTATTTCTAATCGATTATCACTTCGTAATCTCGTAACAAAGCGCTTAGCAGTTTTCTTTAATTTTAATAAATACGGCGAACTACTTCTATATTGCACAAAGTCAGGATCATTTTCTAATAAGTTTGGAACTTCTTCAAAAATAGTATCTTGTGCTAAATAAGGAACATTATACCAATTATCTCCATCTGACTCTTCAATTGAAATAATATCAATAATATTAGTATCAGGTAAAACTACTTTATCATATGCTTTTGGAGAACCAAATGTAAATTCAGCAGTTTTAATTGTTCCAGAAACAGATTTTATTTGTTTTTTAAGTAAATAATAAGTAGGCAGTTTAGTAGTTGGATCACTTTCATATATAGTAACTTCTGTAGGATTAATAGATGATGAAAAGGAAAAATCAATTCCATCTAATGTTCTAAATTCTGCATTTCCATCTCTTTGTTTAACACGTAAACCTGGTTGTATTGATAATGCATAATTATAATCTGGCCTAACATCATCACCTGTACCAGTAGCTGGTAATAATTGATATACATCTAATGTTGTATATGCAGGTATTGCATTTTTTGGTTTATATCCTAATGCATTTGCTAATTCATATATATTACCACGTTCAGAAGCTTGTGATAATATAGATTCTTTTAAATTTACATCTGAATAATAACTTAAAACATCTCCTACATATGATGCCATTTCTATGAACATCATCCCAGGAGAAGATTCATTAAAATCAGTATATGTAGTAGGAAAATATTGTTTAGTAAAATCAATTAAGTTTTTTCTAAATTGGCCAAAATCTTTTCCTAAATATGTTACATCTTTTTGTATTTCCATTTTTATTCCACTTGTAATTGATTTTCAGACGCAAAAATTACAATTGTATCATTTTCAGCTGTGTCAATTAAATCAAAATTAATAGTAATTTTTAAATCATGCTGTAATGACGGATCATCTTCAGCAGTAATTATATCAATGGTATCTATTGCAACTTGTGGTATCCAAAACGAAATTGGTTTGCTAATAATTAATTGTATATCTTCTTTTAATTCAGAAACATTAGGTTCGAAAATAATTTCTAATAAGTCAGATCCAAAATTTGGATGCATGACTCGTTCGCCTTTTCTTGTTAATAATAAGTTTTTAATATTCGATTTAACCGCTTCAATAGTTGTAAATGTACTTGAAAAAACTGCAGGATTATTCATTGGAAATTTTACACCAATACCAATATCTCCAGATATAGTAGCAGGATTAATATTTTCAAATACATATCCCATTTAATTAGTTACGTCCTTTCTTTTTGTCAATAGCTTTCATTAATGCACTATAGTCTCGTGTCATAGCTTTTGCAGTTACTGGATCAGCTTGTAGTGTTTCTCCGGTTTCTACATCAGTTACAACTGCTTGTTGAGCAGCATTCATTGTTCTTCGTACACCAAAACCTTGTGCATCAGCTGATGTCATAACAATATCTTCGGTCATTAATTTTGCATAATCAGAAGATGTTCTATTTTCACGTAATAAATCTGTTTCATTTAATATATCTGCAAATTTATTTTCTTTGAACTCAATTTTCTTTTTCTTTGTCGGAGTACTTTGAAACGTTTCTGTAATTGATTGTTTCTTTTGTTCCGTTGCCATAGTATTAATAGTAGATTGTAACCCTTCTTGTAAAATTTCAGTTAATTGTTCTTTTATAACAGATCTAACCTCTTCTTTCACAACTTTTCTTAAAATTTGTATAAACTTTTTTTGTTCCATAGTTTTATTCTTTTTTTATAAATATTAACATTAATAATTTACGGGCGTTGGCCACCCGGTATTTGTTTTTGGTCCATATATTTGTTTAGCTGCAGTATCAATAAAATAATCGCCAGACTTTCCTAAACTTGGATCTGGTGGTGTAGTTCCATTATAAGATTGAGCGGGAGCTTCTTGTAAAGATGTTAATAAATCTTGTTGTGAATCAATCAATTCTTTTATTAAATCTAAACGTTGTTCTATATCATCTTTTGATACATTTACTTCTCTGTAAAATTCAGAAGGTAACCCTCCATCAGGTAATTCTCCAGTTGATACATTAGCATTAAACTTTTGCAAATTATCAATTGAATCTTTAACTTTTGATGTTACTTGATATTCTTTATCAGTACAAGCTTGTCCTAAACGATTATACACATCTCCTAATTTATTACTAATAATATCAATGTTTAAGTTTAATCTAGATGGTATTGTTTTTAATTGTTCTAATGACGTTTGTGCATTTGCAATTGTTAAATTTTGTGCTAAAACTAATTCCATAGCTAAAATAACAGGACCAGTAATTGGATTTAGCATTTGAATTGCTTTTATTGAATTAGCTATAGTTACAGTTGTTTGTATTGCTACTAATGCTTTTTCAATAAATGGAATAAATTCTTGTAATTTTAAAATTAATTCTTGTATTCTTGCTAATTGATCTTCAATATTTTTTATTCTAGGATCATCACACTGCACATTATCTGGTAGTTTTGTTGTTTCTTCCAATATTAAATTCAAATTTTCAATAATTGAATTAATAAAATCAACTATCGCATCAACAATAAGAGATGTTAATTGTACAGGTAATTTTGGTACTTTATCTAATGGTGGTGTTAATGGCATAACTATTCCTAATTTTTATCTATGAAAAACTTTTTACTTTTTAAATTAGCTAACTTAGTACGAGCTTGTGTTAAGTCTGTTAATGAAACTGGAGCAGAATAAATACTAGATCCGAATACTCCTTTTTCTACCGCAGATATAATATGATTTAATATTTCTTCAAGAACATCGCTTATAACTAATGCAGATGCTGCTCCTTCACTACCAATTAAAACTTCGTCTGCATTCATTGTTATTCGGTTCGATGAATCTAATATTAAATTTTCATTTCTAGATGATAAAATAATTCTATCAGCTAATCCAATTAATTGCGGATTATTAAATTTTAATCCTCCAGATTTTGTTAATGGTTTGTTTAGTTTTAACGTGTTTAAACGCTGATCAGAAGTTAGATATAAAGAAGAACCATCAGTGTTAATATCTTCTACTACAAACTCTTTTTGTGGCTTATTCGTTCGCTTATTTGATAGTATTATTATTGGACTTCCATTAGTTCCAGACCAATTGGAATTAACTGTGTATTCATTTGAAGTATTAACAGAACTTCCAAATCTAATACTATTACCCCATCTACCTTCTATTAGTAAATCTCCTTCATAAGGTTGTAATGGAGAAATAACCTTTTCTTCAAATGTTTTTCCAGCCGGCTCGTTTATACCAGATTTATTTTTTGTATTTATACGAAATTTCGCAATACCTGGTAAACGATTTGAATTTATACCAGATTGTATTCCATATGCTGGTAAATAATACCATTGTATTCTTCGTTTGTCAACTGTAGTTTCTTGATTTAAAGCTTTAAATATTATAACATGTTCACCTAATAATGGAATTTGTTTAATATTATTATTAGCTGGTTTTGCAAATAATAATTCTGTTTGACTATCACTATATGTTTGAACAATTATACTAAATAATGTATCAGTATTAGCTTCATCGATAGTTTCAGATAATGGATTATCTACAATCCATTTATAAGTATTATCATACCCACTAACAACTTCTGCTATTTTAAAATTTACTGAATCATGATTGGCCATCATTACTCTCCAATGATTCTTTAGCTTTTTGTATTTTTGCTTTTAATTCTTTATCTTCTTCTTCAATTTTTTCAATTTCTTCAGATAATTCACCTTCAAACGTTTCAGCTGCTACTTGAAGCAACTGACGTTTTTCATCTTCGCTTAATAAAGAAGATTCTCCAGATATAGTTTGTCTTGTTGAAATATAACGTTGAGTAATTGCAGTTAATTTTACTAAATGATCATCATTCTTAACTGCAACATCAAGATACTCTTTAATTAAAGGAACTATTATTGTAGCGTCAGATGCATTTCGTATTAATGGTTGCAATTGAGAAATCAATTGATTTATCTGACGATCTTTCTTTTTTGAATTGTGATAAACATCGGACATCAAGTCAGAAAAACTAGTTCCTTTAAATAATTCTTCTTTTATATCCATTTTTAGTCCCTTTAATAATAAATATTAGAAGGGCAAATTCACGAAATCATTTTGTTCATACTCCGTGAATTTCTCTTTATATATCTCACGTAAAACTTTAATAACGCGCGTAATATTATTAGTTTCTAAGCCTGTTCTTTCACGTATGAAAACATATAACGCTTTTTTATTGAACTGCTCAATATTTTCACGATTCTCAAAAATATGCAATATTGAATCAGCAACATGTATATCAGTAGGATTACTAAATAAATAATTTAAATTGAAATAACAATAATCAATGTATGCATTCATGAATAATTTCAATGTTTCTTTCATTTCATCATTATGCATTTCAGTTTGAACATTACGCTGACTATCAATATCAATTGGTTCAGTATCTTTTTTTAATTTGTTATATCCTTTCTGATTTTCAGCAATTAAATAATTAAATGCGGTTCTTGTATAATAAGAATATGCTTTACCATTTTCTGGATTAAACTTGTTTAAACGCATTGTTAAATAAGTAACAAGATCTGTTTGTAAATCATTGAAAGAAGAATCAATATATTCAGGTTTCATTTTATTAATGAGATTTTCAGATAATTTCATTAATGCAGGATGTATAAATCTCCTATATATTTTTTCTTTTAATATGTGTCTATCTATATCTTCTGATTTATTATATGCAGAAACAGACATTTCTGTTATTTTAGTCCAATATCTATTTTGCTTTTTCTTCCGTCTCGGCATTGAATTCCTTTTGTAGTTTATCTATTACGTCTTTTAACATTTGAAATGTTGATCCAGCTTCATCGTCAGCTTCGAATGATCCTTTACTATCTATTTGTTGCATTCTTTGATATACACGATCAATTCTTTGATACATATAATTTGCCATCTCCTCCACTTCATTTACATATTCTTCTGAATCAGCTAATAATCCGGCTAATACATATCCACGATATATAAAATATCCGCATACAACTGATACTAAT